TGGGATAACTTTGCAATCGAATGTAAAAGATATAAAGCTGGTGGTAAAAAAACCATGTATAAGAATGAATGGTGGCAACAGGCAGTAGATAGTGCTGGAGATAATTTAATACCTTTGCTAATTTTTAAATATGATAGAAGAGAGCCTATGTGCGTGATTCCTCTTTACTTGGTGACAAGTGTAGAGACTGCAAATTGGCAATGCACATACCTGTGTCCACTATCAGAAATATGCGAAAGGTTAGATGAAATCTTACAAAAGGCAAATGGATTTAAACAGCTATCTTCTTGAGGAAGATTTTGAAGAGTTTTGTAGGAAGTCCTACGAAAGAATCACATTAGCATGCGATGTATTTGGCATAGTTAATGATGAGGATTATTACAGTTTTAAAGAAAGGTGTTATACCCAACTTGAAACTGATTACTTAAACAGTATTGAAAAAACAATACATTAAACCATAGGAGAGTATTATGGATATATTAGGCGGAATGAGTAATTCCAGCGATAGTCAGCAAGTTTACCTTGCTTTCAAAACAGCCGATCAACAATTTTTTGTTAATGGGCAAACAGCAATTGATTTTAAATACTTGCAGTTAGATCCTGCAACATTTAAAAGCGGTTGGGGTAGGTATGCTGGTGAGTATCAGTATCAATGGGATTCTAAGTTTGGAGAAGCGAGTCCTAAGCCTGCTGATGATTGGAAAAGAGCATTTAGTTGTTGTGTCATGCCTCATGGACATGACCATGCACTTATTTGGAGTAGATTCACTTTTGCTGAATCAAGTGCTTTTAATAAGATACTAAGTAGCTTTTGGAATCAAATGGATGCAAATAGCAATTCTTTACCAGTAGTTGAGTACAAAGGCTCAAAAGAAATACAGGTGGGTATAGGAAGATCATCAGAGTTATCTTTTGAGTTTTCTAAGTTTGCTCCAAGGTTTGATAACTTTGTTATCCCAGCATTTTATGACAAAGATGATGATGCTGTAGAGGACACGTTTAAGAGTCCTAATGATGGTCTTGCTGATAAAGTTCAGGAGATGGTTGATAAGAATGAATTGTCAGACGATGATATTCCATTCTAATGCAACAGATAGATTGGATAAGAATAGCACCTGACGTTGCCAAGCAACTGCTAGGAGAACCCACTAAAACCTCATCTAACGAGCTTAGATGGGGTAGCAAGGGGTCTATGGCTCTTAATCTATCAGAGGGGACTTTTTACGATCATGAAGAGGGAGTCGGTGGGGGAGTAATAGATTTAATTAAACATCTTAATCAAGATGTCAACACAGTTTTAAAACAGTTTGGTTATGACTTAGCATTACATTCAAATGACTCCTTATTAAGTGGCTTTAACCCCCCTAAAATTGAAGCCACAAGTAGTGCTAAGTCATTCTCTCGAGAGCAAATGATTGATTTATATAAACAGTCAATCGTTAGTCTTAAGTACAATGATAATTTCATGGTTCTTAGATTTCCTGAAGGTCATGTCATAAAACAGAAATATGCACCTTTTACACTAGGTGCTGATGGTTTATGGGCTTTAAAACGCCCTGACAGCCCCCTCATGCCAATTTACTATACGGATAAGTACCCTACTAAGCCAATTGTAATAAATGAGGGTGAGAAGGCTCTAAAGGGCTGTGAAGCAATAATAGGTGATAAGCTAGATTCTTGTACTTGGCATGGTGGAGTCAATAGTTGGAAGAAGGCAGATTGGAAACCTATCTTAAAAAGAGAGGTATGGATATTTCCTGATAATGATAAAGCAGGTAAGGAATGTGCTGACCAATTAGCTGAACACCTAAGAAAAGAAGGTTGTAGAAACATTAGAATTATACAGCCACCTGAAGAATTTAATGAGAAGGATGATCTTTATGATGCTTATGAGAGAGGTTATTTTAAATCAGTAGATGATTTTATTGGCTTTGTTGATAAACAAAAAGTAAAACTACCTAAAGGTGCTTTACGTTTTGACAGAGCTGACTATGTTCTATCGCAGGTAACGAACCCTGATTGGCTTATAACCGAAGTATTTGAACGCAACCGCTTAATAACTGTATTCGGTGCTCCCAAATCAGGCAAATCGTTTATTGCGATAGCTATGGCTTGTGCTGTAGCAAGAGGTAGTGATTTCTATGGACATAAGGCAAAAAAAGCACCTGTAGTCTATCTTGCAGGGGAGGGAGTTTCAGGCATTAAGAGGAGGCTTGCAGTATTCCATCAAAGCAAATATGGTGGCAGTCTTACCGAAGCACCCTTATTTTTATCTAATAGAGGATCAAGAATTAATGAAGCAGAAGAGTATGAGAAGCTAGAGACTGAAATTAATCTACTAAAACAAGAAGTAGGGCAAATCGGTTTAATTATCTTCGATACGTTTCAAAGAAATTTCTCAGGCGATGAGAACTCAGCTCAAGAGGTCAATAAGTTTGTTAAAGCTGCTGATCAATTGATTCATGATTTTGACTGTACTGTATTGCTTGTTCATCATACTGGTAGGGGCAATAAAGGTAGGGCTAGGGGTAGTTCTGTTCTTGATGCTTCTATTGATGGTGAGTTTATGGTTGAAAGAAAAGATAATACTGTTGATGGTGAGAAGCAAATGTTTGTCAAGATGAAACAAACCAAAAACAAAGATGGAATGGGCATGACTGATAAGAGCTTTATTTTTCATGAAGAGACTGTTATAGGTGAGGGTCTTGATGTTACTTCAGGATTATTAATTGAGACTGACGATGATGATTCTGATGATGATATACAAGATGCAGTAAACGAAGCAGAAGATAAAAAGATATCTTCTCTTATGTATTTTCTAGCAAAAGATAAGCCAAAACCTGAAGAAGAATGGTTTACAGCAGATGATTTTGGTCATCAAGCGGTTTATAACACTACTGGTAATGAAATTAATCGTGATGCTATCAATAGATCATTTAAGAGATTGGAAAATGCTGGTGTTGTTATACATGCTAAAAGAGACAAAAACACTGTAAGAAAGCAGGGTTACAGGCTGTCTGAGTTTAGATTATATGATGATTATGAGTTAAATAATGGATAGAGTGTGCGAGTGTGTGTGTGAGTGTGTGTGTGTGTATTGATACATTATTTGAGTGTGTGTGTGTGTAGTAGTCCGTAGGACTACACACATGCACACTTAAATGTATACGCACAAGGAGATAAATATATGAATACTTATTTAGATGAATCTTTAAAAGATAAATTAAAACAATTAAGAATTTACGAAACTGAAACAAGAGTTAAGTGGGGTAATCTTAAACGAATCTACAAGATGGTAGGTGTTGACTTTGAGATTAAGTTTTTAAAAGCAGAACAGTTGTTAAGAACATCTTTACGAAATGATCCACCTAAAAAGCAAATTTCAATGGTGGAAATGATGTTAAGAGCTTATGAGCAATTAAATATCAAATGTGAAGAAAGTGGATATATTATGATTCAACCAAATGCAAAATGTTTTACGCTTGATAAAAAGACTGCTTTGATATGTGATACTGATGATGAGAAACCAGTATTAGAACTTATACATAAGAATGAGAAGGATATTATGATATTTAGCATAGAAGAACTATTACGATGTATTCCTAATGACTTTATGAAAGCTAAAGAGCTTTTAAGCAAATTAGATAAATCAGTCAATATACAAAGAGTAGATTATGTCTAACTGGCACGGAGGCAAAGGCTCAAAGCGTAGACCTGAAGATTCTAAGAAGTTAGATGCAAATTGGGAAAAGATATTTGGAAAAAAGAAAAAGGAGAAAAAAGATGCCGATAAAACTAAAACCTAGTGCCAAGATCAGAGATAGGGCTACAGGTAAAACAACAACAGAACATTACTATTTAAAGTGTATGACACTTTCAGAGCTTAATGATTACATTGAATCATCTAGTGCTAAGAAAAAGATCATACAAAAATGTAAGAATGAAATAATAAGGAGAAAACTATGAACTGTTGGCATTGTGCAACTAAATTAATTTGGGGTGGAGATCATGATATAGGAGATGAAAATGAAGAATTTGATATTGTAACTAATCTATCATGTCCTAAATGCGAAGCCTATGTAGAAGTATATTTACCAAAAGGAGAGGCAAATGAGTGATTTAGTAAACAAACCACCACATTACAATAAAGGCAAATTTGAATGTATCGACTATATTAAGCAACAGTTAGGTGCAAATTTCCCTTCATACCTAGAAGGTAATGCCATAAAGTATTTACATAGGCATAAATATAAAGACTCTAACATTCAAGACTTAGAGAAAAGTATTTGGTATATTAATAAATTAAAAGAACATTACGAGAACTTATAATGAGTAATAAACCGCAAATTGATGTTTCACAACTTAAAAGGCAAATCGCAAAAGGCAAATCACTGAATGAAGTGGTAATGTCTTTGGGTAAAAGCAAATCGACTATTCTCAAAGTTGCTAATGAGAATGGTCTAAAGTTTGATAAAAAAAGTCCTTGGGCAAATTTATAATAAAGGCAAATTTAGTATTAAGGCAAATTTAGTATTAAGGCAAATATGGATATACAAGTAAAAACTGATCTAAAGAAACTCCAAAAGAAAATGGACGTTTTACAACATAAGACTTTCAACAAAGTTCTAAGTGAGGGCATGAATTATACTGGTGCTAAAGTTGTCAATGCACAAAGAGAGATGCTTCTTAGAAAACTAGAAAAACCTAGAAAAACATCTATAACCGCTATTGTAATGTCTCAGTTTGCTAAACCCAACAAAAGAGGTCTAAAGGTAACAGTTAGAGTAAAGAGTTATGCTACGAAGTTCTTATATTATATCTATACTGGAGAAAACGAACCTGCAAGAAGTCAAAGTTATCCATCTCCTACTGATGATGGAATGGCTAGAAGAAACCAGTTTGGTAACATTGTTACTCAAAGAGGTATATTAAAAAGACTAGATAAGACTAAAGAATCTCAAAGAAAAGGCTCTCGTTTTATAGGCGTACCTAAAGGTAAAGGATCAAAAGTCTATGGTATATGGGAGAGACAAGGGAGAAAGGGTAGAGGTGGCTTAGACTTGCTTGTAGCCTTTACTCCATTTATTAGACATAGAAAGTTCATTGATTGGTTTAAGTTATCTCAGAAGGTAGTACAGAATAATTTTTATAAAGAAGTGAATAAACAGTTTGCTAAAAGAGTTAAACAAGTTCTAAGATAAAGGCAAATTTACCATTCATTAAGGCAAATTTACCTTTACTGCAAATTACTTATAGAATACTTTTTCCATCCATTTACAAGCCTTTAGATAATCTTTAGGAACTTGATTATCTTTTAATGCTTTATAATATTTTTTACCTATCATTGATTCTACTGGTATTTTTAAAACTTGACTTATAATTTCCCATTGTTTAGCACCAACCTCAGTAAAGTCTATTCCAAGTTTTAAAGCCTTATGATGTATTTTTCTTCTTTGAGTTACATTTATATCTCTTAAAGTATGTTTATATTCATGACTCCAAAAATAAGCAACACCCATATAATCTTCTGTACCTATAAACTTTTTATCTAGTTTATATATTTCACTTGATGCACCATAAGATATGGCGTTAAGATTTATTGAATAACTACTCATTTTTTACTCCTTATATTAAACATTCTGTTACTATTTCCGCTTCTTTTTTTGATATATCGGTAAGCGTTGATCCGATTAAAATTAATGCCAATTGCTTTCTTTTGTATTCAGGCAAATTTAATAATTCTGTTGCTATCTCAGAAAGTTCTAGGCTGTTGTCAATATTCATTGTTGCTCCTCATAAATCCATTCAACCTCTAGGTCGTCAGGTATATATTCAACGCACCAATTTTCATCAGCTCTTTGCTGTTCTTCTTCTGTGTAAAGGTGTTGTATTTCTTCCCAGTTTTCTATATGTCGCGTAGGAAATTCACCTGCACAATTAATAGCACATTCTTCTATGCTTACACCTTGATACCATAAGCCTATAATTTCGTCCTTATCATATTCTGATAATATCCAAGGTATAAATTCATTACGATTTAGTTTAAATGTTAGTTGTTTCATTAGTTTTGCTCCTCCTCACATTGTGTTAGCCAGTCGTCAAAGTCGTTAGCCAATTCATTAGGCATATCATTATTTAAAATAACTGGTTTAGGGTTGTCACTCCATTGAACTAAGATAGTAGTTGATACTATTCTTCTTGAATTACTCATCATTTCCCCCTTGATTCTCATCAATGTATTCTAATTCTTCATAATAAGTAGCTGAGGACACTTCTACTTCTTTACCCTTACCATCATAGAACTTGTCCCAAGCCTCTTCTTCTGATTTTGCTTTAATTGTTACTTCATGAGTAACATAAGATTTAGTTTCGAAAGTATATGTATTAATCATGTTTATAACTCCTTACTTTTATTAAACATAAACCTATTATATATAAAAATATATAAATACACAATACCTAAATGCAAATTTATTTTTAAGGCAAATTTTAGATCGAGGCAAATTTACTTTTAATGCAAATTTATAATCAAGGCAAATTTATAATCAAGGCAAATTTATAATCAAGGCAAATTTATAATCAAGGCAAATTTATAATCAAGGCAAATTTATAATCAAGGCAAATTTATATTTAACAAAAAAATAACCGCAAGAAAAAAAAGAAACAAAAAGAAGCAACAGAAAAAAAAACAAGGCACGGAAAAGCCGTCTATTGAATTATAAATATAAATATATACTAAAGCATAGGTTTAATATTAAAACGTCTTAGAAAGGCTCTAAGGCTCTCCTATATATTCAAGGCATAAAAAAGGCGGTATCATTACCGCCCTTTGTTGGTTAGATTAAATATTAAAAATGGTCTACTTGTCTAACTACTGGCAACGTACAAAGCATTAAATAGTTAGGCTCATACTCAACATCAGCTAAATAGTTATATATTTTTTTATTCTTATTGTACTCATCATCTAAAACATCTTTTATATATGCTTCTAGGGTTTCATTATCAGAAATAATTTCTGATTCATTTACATTTGGAAATAATGCAACAGCTAAAGCATCACTAGGCAAAGGCTGAAATCTAATCCTTCCAGTATCGTTTAAATCATTATTCAAATTATAATAAAAGCTATTAGTATCATTTTCAAAAGTTATATTTTGCATATCATCTTCTAAAAATATTTTCTCTACATCTCTTTTTATATGATTAGAAAAACTATCTAAAATATGAATTTTAGAGTCTCTCATTCCCCCGCCATTCCATGTATGACTTATTAAAAATTTCATTATTCACCCCTTATTAATTTTAATTCATGCCCTTGTTGTTCTAGGCGCTTAAATTTATCTTGCATTGTTGCAAGGCATGAACCCCTAAAGGCTAGAAAGCCTTTAAGAGTTCCGTTATTAATTATTATTTTATATTTCATTGTTACCCCCTTATTGTGAAAATATAGCAACATCACAGTTATCTAAATCTATTACATAATAACAATGTTGCAAATCTCTTGCATATCCTTCATAGTCAAAGTTATTCATAACAAATTGTTGAGCCTCTTTGTTTACATTTATTTCAATATCTTGATCGGCTAGATCGTACGCAAAGTCTTTGAAATTGTCGCAAGTGGTCATGTATAAGTCTTCAGCTTCTAATACTAATTCCCAAGAATAATCATGCTGATTAGCCATAAATTTAAATAAGATTTCATTATCAAGATGTGAATCATTAACCGCATTAATCATGTCGTATAATTCTTCATGTCCTGGATATTCGCCCATATTGGGAAAATCATCATAATCATGCACAGCTACTTCATCAGCGTTTCTTGTTACTTGTTTAATAGCTTCTATAAATCCCTCTAAGGTGTTGTAGTCTAAAGGATATAACCAGCCCCCAATCATACGTCCTTGATTGTATGCTTCTAAGTTAGCGAAATATACGCCATGCTTTGTTTCTTGTTGTTGTACTTGTTCCATTTTTATATTCTCCTTATTAATAATTATATGTATAACTTTTTATAAATCCGTCAAGATTTAAAATAGTATCTAACTCTAATGTGTAGTCAGATATTGACTCGTCCCAATCATTCCAAAAAGTCCAATAAATCCAACCTATCTCATGTCCGTCTTTATCTAAAACATATATAGAAGCGTCATCTACTTCATGCTTTAATACTTCATCTTTAGTTATTGGCTCATGCTCACATTGACATTCTATTGTGTAGCCCTTGCCCTCTATAAGTTTAAATAATTCTTTTACATATCTTTTGTGTGTCATGTTTATATTCTCCTTATTAATGTTAAACATAACCTATTATATATAAATATATATTTATATGCAATAGATAATATAAATTATTTTTTATTTATATTCTTATCTCTTTTTATACCTTTATAAGCTGTACTTATAATATAAATATTATCTTTTTCTTATCTTTTCCTTGATTTTTTCGCGTTGTTTTTTAGTGTTCTCTCAAAGCCTTTGTTTATAGGCTTCTCAAAGCCTAGGTTCTTCTAGCCAAGCCACTACGTTCTATTCTTTTATTCTCCTCTCT